TTTTTTCTCCATAAAAAATTATTTTTCTTTTCTTTAGATTCAGAATTATTTATTAACTTTTAGATATAATAATCAGATTTCATTATATGTTTTTTAACCAGATGTGGTTATTTATATAGTGATGGTGTAACAATTAAGTACACCATCACATATCTTTGGGAAAGTTTTAAGAATAATATCCTATTTTATAGATAATAGGATTATTAATAAACTTTTATAAAATCACTTGAATGTTTACCCATTGAAGATGCTGTTGTAAAGATATCAGTTAAAATTTTATCAGCCATACCTTTATTTTGATTTAAAAATACACCTATTTGAAGACTATTAATAATTGATCTATAATAACCTACCATATTTTCACCTTTAGATTGTCTAACACTCCAATCTTTATCAATTTTATTTTTATTAAAAACATGTCCAGCATCTTTCCATAATGATATAATCATATTATTCATTATTTCTGTTTCATTATATTTTTTTCTAAAATCAGAAAGTGTCATTTGTGGTATATTATATTGTTTGATAAATTTTGTAAGTGCTGCTTTTCCATGTCTAGCTGATGATGATTTATCAATAATTTCACTAGTAATTCCTGCAGCTTTTGATATTCTAAAACTTCTCACATTTAAAGATTTTTTTGGATTATCAGTTAAGATATTTATACCTGTATTAAATACTGATTGTGGTTTTTTGATACCTTTAAATTTTATATTATTACCACTAACTGTTTGTTCAATATAATCAATTTTGGGCATACCTTTTGATTTTTTTAATGATATGCCTATTAAATTACCTTTTTTTAATGATTTTGATATAAATTCATTAAATTCAGATAAAGATTTAAATGTTGGGATTGAAGAAATTTTAGATGCCCATATATCACCTGGATTCCATTTATCAGGATTTAATTTTATACCTTCTTTAGATGACAAAGATTTAAATGTATCATATACTGATTTCATTATTCCATTACTTCTATAAAAAATATATTTACCTTTTAAGAATTTTGAATTATATAATGTATTAGAATTATTAACAACAGCAGTTACCCAAGATGGATTATTATTAGCAAAATCAAATAGTGGTTGAAGTGCTATATCAACGTTACAATAATCATCATATGATTTTGAAAATAAGTTACCATTTAACAATTCGATTGTTGATATATTTTTATTTGTTAATTGAATTATTCCAAGAGCAACACAATGTAAACTTTCTTGTAGTACTGTTGTCATAGATGCTGATTCATTTAAATATTGTTTAAATCTCATTTTATTTGACCTTCAAGATGAAATATTTTTTAACCATAATATGGTAAATTATTTTCTTCATGCCATTTTTTCAAAACTTGTTTATTAAATTTTGAAATTTGTTGGTATAATTTATAATCAACAATGTAATCATTACCATTTTTAAATGATTTTGCAGTAAAAAACTTTTTTTCTGCTTCAAGTGTTAAAATACCTGAAGCAACTGCTACATCACCTTTAATGCAAATAATACCATTTAGTGATAATATTTCTTTCATTTTATCATATTCATTTTTTTCATTTAAATAATTTTCAATTTTATTTATTATATTAGTCATTTTTAATTCCTTTAATAGTTAATATTATTTGTTACAAGATATTTAATTCTAATATCGTTATATATTGTTTAAATCTTTATAATCCAAAAATTTTTTTATCAACATCATTATAATCATCAACATCGTCACTCTCGTCTTCTACCCATGAATTATCGCCATATCTATCACTTGAATAATTTTGTTCATCTGGGCCTGGTTGATTATCCATTTCTTCATCAATAACAGTAATATCATCTTCATTTGGTGGTAAATGAATTTCTCTTGCTTTATCACTTTGTTCACTAAATCTATAAGGTCTTAATATCATTTCCCAAATATGTTTTTGTCCCATGAAAATTCTTTCTTCTGATCCAAGATCAACTATTTCGTAATTACGGTTATTCCATAAAGTTGTTATGACATCACCTACTACTGGTTGTATAATATCTCCTGATGGATGATAAGTTTGAAAAGTTGTGCCAATATCTCTTATAAAGGTTGTTTTTGGTATCATAGTATATTGTAAGACATCATCTGATTGAAAGCCAAAGGCATTAATAATACCATTTTCTTCACTTGGTTCATATATAAGTCTGGTTTCAACTGGTTCAGCATATGTATTTGTGGCATCTTCACCATAAATATCGTCATGTTCAGGTAATGACATCCAGAATTTAATTGGGAATCCGGCTATATCAGTAAATTCTTCAACTATTGATTGAAATAGTTGTTGTTCACAATCATTTTCTTGATTAAACAAATTCCATAAAGGTGTTCCGGGTATAATGCAATTATTACAATTACTTATAGCTTGTTGTTGATTTTGTATATCTTGACAATTAGCCATTAATAAATTCCTTTATAATTTGTTTTTGATATTTTTGATTATTATTCCATTCAATGTCATCAATTATTAATAAATCAATATTCAATTTTTTACATTGTTCTTTTTTTATCTGATCATTAATTTGGTTATTGGGTAAAGAATGCCAATAAGCACCATTATATTCAATAGCTTTATTCAAATTAGGTATCCATATATCTAGTTCAAGATAATGTCCAGTTACGGGATTTAATATTTGAGTACGATCATTTTTTATTATATTTATATTTAATAATGTTATAAATTTTGCAACATCTCTTTCACCTTTTGATGTTACATTTTTTTTATTACAAATTGGACATCTTCTACCTTTTTTAAAATTACTAAAAGATGATTTATAAACATGATTTTTATTACATTTAATAGTTAATTTAGTAGAATTATTTTCATATTTTTTACTTAATAAAGTATATCCATTTGAATTAATATAATTTTTAACAAAATCATATGTTAATTTTTTTACACCTTGACAGATAGCACATCTATTACCTTGTTGAAAGTCAGAAAATGACACTTTATAAATATGATCTTTATCACATTTAACAGTTAATTTATTTTTATTATTACTATATTTTTTACTTAACAAAGAATAATTCTTTGATTCAATATAATTTTTAACTTTATTATATGTTAATTTTTTTACACCTTGACAAATAGCACATCTATGACCTTGTTGGAAATGACCATATTTTACTTTATAGATATGCCCTTTATCACATTTAACAGTTAATTTTGTATTTGCATTAATATATTCTTTACTTAATAAAGTATATCCTTTAGATTCAATAAAATGTTTAACTTCATTATATGTTAATTTCATTTTTTGAATCATTGATTGTTTACCACAAATAGAACATCCTTGTCCATTTTTGATATTATTATAAATTGGGTACCATATATGCCCTTTATTACATTTAACAGTTAATTTTGTATTTGCATTAACATATTCTTTACTTAATAAAGTATATCCTTTAGATTCAATAAAACTTTTTACATGTGAATATGTTAATCTAGCAGTCAATAACTTTCAATCCTTTATTATATTGTTTAGCTAATTTAATTGAATGTTCAGTACCTTTACTATTATTACACCAAAAGGCAAGGACAAAATCACAATTTTTTATAATATCTTCATTTCTTATAAATCCAGCAGCTTTACCGTATTTTTTCCAATCAGGTTTAAAAATCATGGTCATTATGTTATGTTCATTAGCATATTTTTCACCTAAAGAATCTGCACCTACAGCACCACCTGATATGATTTTATTTATACTGCAAAGACCAAATTTTGTTAATTTGTCTATTTCTGTACATACCAACTTGTAATTTTTAAATGTTCTGGATCCAACTATAGCTAGTTTCATATTATCTTTTCATAAAAATAACAACTTGTGGGTTATTTGGTTCAACATCACCTTGATCATTAACATAATTACTTATACCATTAATAATTGCATACGGCTCATTTATATCACCATCATTCATTGATTTATCAATTTTAAATCCAAATTTAGAATATATTTTATATAAATGACCACTTATTTTTGTTTTGTTTCTTATTGCAAAACAATCAAGTTTTCTGGCACCATTTTTTATAGCATGTATCATTATAGCGTCAATAGATGATTTTTGAGAACTAAAAACACTAACTAATTCATTACCATGTGCAATACAATATCCTGATGAATTATTCTTACCAAGATAACAACGCATTTTTTCGTATTCGTTTACGTTATAAACAGATAAAGATTTTAAACCTTTCGGTTTAAGACCTCTATCTATTTTTGATATATCATTTTGTCTTATTTTATTAATAGATTGATAGAAAACTCTACCAGTTACTTGTTTAAAATTATCTTTATTTTTTGGATCTAAATATTGACCTTTTTGAAGTTCTTCTGGTGATAATTTACCCATTTGAGCAAAAGTTTCAAGTATTTTTTCCAACTTGTTTAATATATCTGTCATTTTTATTTTTTTCCCAGTTATTAATTATATCTAATGCATTAAATATGATTCTTTTAATATAATCATATTTATAATTTTTACCATATTCATCATTAAGATATAATCTTCTATTAACTTCAATCATAATAGACTTGCATCTTTTCTTTTTATAAAAAGAATTTGGTATAATTGTACCTTCATATGGAGTATTGATAGTTACATTTAATTGATATTTTTTAAAATATTCTATAAGATTTATTATTAAATCATTTGGTGTATGAAATTGATCATGACCAATACAAATATCAGGTCTTATAGTTGCATTTTCCCATGGAAATGGTTTATTTGGGAAAGAATGACAGTCAACAATTATACCATATTGTTTATAACATAACCAATCTGTCGTGACTTGAGTTAATCTGTCATGATGATTTTTGTAAAGTCTTTTTAATGTTTGATCACTAATACGTCTTTTTATTTCTATACCATCAACATCAGTAACATAAAACATACCTTTACCAAATTTGGTCATTGGATCATTAATTAATCTTTCAACATCAACACATAATCTACTATAAGGAAATATAATTTGTTCTACATTTTTGTATTTAAATAAATCATCAGTAAACCAATCAGTAAACCAATCAAGATTTTTTTTTAAATATGGTATATCAATACCATTAATTATATTTGTAGAACTATGTGGTATATGTAGAAACATTTTATTTCTCCTTAAACATTTTATGTTTAAAATTTAAGTGTTTTGCCTGGTAATATTAATGAATAGTCAAATATTTTTTATTGAATATACATATTTAATTCAAATGTATTACCTGATGTGCCTCTATTATATACTTGAGCATGTAATTTTTGTTTTTGTTTTTTCCCATTTTTATATAATTCAAGATGAATTCTGTTTGTTTTGCCTTTGCCCGGTTTAGGTGGTCCAGCCGTTATTGATGTAAAAACATCATCTTCATCTGTTGTATATCCATTTTTTTTAACAAAATCCATCATTGAAGATACTGCACTTGTATATGAACCATGATATATAATATAATCATTCTTTTTTTCATTTAACATATATTCTTTTAATCTCATTTTTCTCCTTGTGGAACAATTGATTTTTTTAAATTATTTTTAAGTGTTTTTGCCTGTCATCAAAGTAAACGATTTATAATAAAATCAATTAGTTAAGTTTTTCATTATTTCGTGGAACAATTGATTTTTGTATTGTGTATGACTGTTACCATTTGATTAACAACTTCATCATTAACAACTTCATCATTAACAACACCATTTAATTCTAGCATTAATTTTATATAATTATTATTTAAATTCTTTTCATAATTATCTTTTTCAATATTATAGTATGTTTGATCTATATTGTCAAATTCTTTTTTCATAAATTTACCCCATTATAATTCTAGCATTAATTTTATATAATTATTATTTAAATTCTTTTCATAATTATCTTTTTCAATATTATAGTATGTTTGATCTGTATTGTCAAATTCTTTTTTCATAAATTTACCCCATTATAATATAACCACCTTCATATACTTCTTCATCTCGTAATTCTTCATTAAGTTTATCAATTTCTTCTCTAGCTTCACTAATAAGTGATTCACCATCAAGTGATATACCACTATTTCCAATTGATTGAAATTGGGAAAATTTTCTTCTAATTAACCCTAAAGTTTGTTTTGTCATAGCCACTGTCATATCGATTATCCAATGTCTACCATATAAATCTTCTTTATATTCTTCAAGTGTAGAATTTAATGATGTAAATATAATTTCTAAAGAGTCTTGATCTTGAAGTATACCATCTAATGTTTTTCCAGCAAAATTTATAGTTTGATCATCATTATCTACTAGAAAGTCATTTCCATAAAAATAACTATTACCATTTCTTTTAATAATAATATTTTCTGGTGATAATGTTTTTTCAGATAATAAAAGTGTTTTGGTTGTTAATTCTATAACTGTTATTATATAATTATTTATAATTTGGTTATATGTTTTAATATTTGCATTATCATCAATCAAATTTTCTTCTATTTTGATAGTATTATATTTTAATAATAATTCATCGCCTTGAATAATATCATTAGGAGATGTCCATTCAATAGATTTGCCATTATCATCTAACCATTTCCATTTATTATATTCAGAACCATTTTTTATAATTGTCATTTCTTGATTAATAGCATTATTGGTTAATGCAAAATAATTAATATTAGCTTCTTCTGTTCTAATTATTCTTAATTCATCACTTGGTAATATTTCTTTACAAACATCTTCCCATCCTCTAATAATATTTGGTAAAGTTGAACCTTGAATAACATTTGCTTTAATCATAATATATCCAGGGCTATCTAACTGATAATCAGTAATTATATTAGTATTTGGATTTGGTCTTTTTATAATAATATTATCATTGCCGTATTTTGGTGTTGGAGTAATTTCTAATTGATTTGTTATTTTATGAAATCTCCATGAGTATTTATCAGGTTGATATCTGTCAAGTGTTTCCATCCAGTCATTTACGATATGAAAATCTATTACTGAATATGGCATGGAAAATAATGAATCAAAATAACCTTGATTGTATAGATAATTTTCTATAGTAAATAATGTATTTATACCACCTTCACCTACATTTGATTCTTCATATCCAAGTATGTCAATAACACCTTTTGGTAAGTCATAAAATTTTCTACCTGCCTTTAATGGTATAGTGAACCATATTATATCTGTTGCATTACCAACTGCCCATTTAATGAAATTTGAGGTTGAATAATCTATAAAATCATTTATTTGATCATCACATATTTCAAGTTTAACCATTGGGGCACCGAGTCTTCTTTTAACTATTTCTCTTAATTCAGTTTTTGTATTTCCATGTAACATGATATTTCCTTTTTACATTATTATAAAATCAAATTCGTCATTATTTATATTACTATCAATGATACCCCATCCATCATCATCATCATTTTTTGTCATAAAATTAACATCATCAATTAGATCTTTCATTTGAAACAAATAACATGCCCAATATAATGCAGAAACAGTATCATCATGATAATTATTTGCTGCATATTTACCATTACCTTTATCTATAAAGTCATTTAATTCAGTTATTGTATTACTATCTTTTAATAATAACATACCGTCTTCAATAAGTTTTTTCATAAATAATACTGCTTTTGGTTTAGTTAGTCTGGTTGCTCTTATACCAAGATCTTTTTCTTTACCACCTGTATTAACTAAATTATCATTTTCTAGTTCCCACCATAATTGTGATACAACTGCAGCACCGTCTGAATTGTTTTCAACCATTATAAATGCATTATTATACCATTTACATAATTTATCTATGATAAATGAGAAAGTATATACATCAGTATAATTATCTCTAAATACAGCAACTTGTTCTATTTTTAATGGATTAGTTGAATGTATTTTAAGTATTTGACTAACAGAATAATCTTTACCAGTACCTTTGGCAACATCATTAGCAACTACATATTTTGCACCTTGTATTGGTTTTTCCCATATTTTTAATTTATTTTTTTCTTCATACCAATTTGGTTCTTCAATACAAAGATTAAGTGATTCAAGTATATTAAAATCAATTACTGTTGAACTAGAACCAAGGAACTGTATTGCATATTCTTGATTAAATTGTAATCTACCAAGATTTGCCTTTTGTTCATCTGCCCATGCTTTATCTCTGCCTGGTACACATGTCCAATCATATTTATTAGGTTTAAATGTATTTTTACCTTCCACTGCACCAGTATATAATCTATGAAACAAGTTATACATACCATTTGGTGTACTAATAATGATAATTTTTGAGGTTGTAGATGCTGAAATGGTTGGATAATTACTATTCCAAAATTCAATGGCCTTCCATGGAGGATCGACAAATCCAAGTTCATCACATATTAATAAATTAATAGGTTCACCACGAAAACTATCTTTACTGGTTGCAGCTATCATTATTTTAACATGATTATCAAATTCAACTGATTTTTCTGCCCATCTAATAACACCTGGTTTTAAATATGATGGTATTTGTTCATACATATATTTGACTCTTGCTAAAAATGACTTGGCACTAGCTTCTTTATTTGATACTATACCAATGGTCTTATGTTCTTCAAAACAAGCATATGACATAGCATATGCACCAACAACTGTTGTTTTGCCCTGCTGTCTACCACATAAATTAATAGTAAATCTATATTTTATAAAGTCATTTATTAATGATTCTTGAAAGTCATACATATAATCATCAAATTTTACGACACCGTTATCACCAGTAACTATTTTAATATGTTTTTTTATAAAATGTAATCTATTTTTTGTGCATAATGCCAACTCTCTGATCATTTCAGGAGTATATTCTTCTTCTAAACCAGGAGATTTAACATAATCATCATATCTTATTGGCATTTATTATTCCTACTATAAAGGTTAAATTTAGTAACATTAAACCATATTTTTATTATAAAGGTTAAATTTAGTAACATTATCTTTTATTAAATCTATTAATTTCAGGTATATATTTATTTTTAAATAACTTTTCAGCTACATTATTTCCACATCTTTGTAAATTTTTATTAATTTTTATCTTATTAGATGGCTTAGGTATTGATTTTAATTGTAACATTACAGGTTTTAAAATTTTCTGCCGTAATTTATTAATAATATTTAATTTAATTTTTTGATTTTTTATGTCATTATCAACCAAACTATTAAAAGTTTTAATTACTTGTGATAAATATAAGTAATTGAAATGATTAGTCATTTTATTAACTTTTAAAATATATTCTTTTTTCTTATAGTCTGGATCACATGCAATAGATATCCAATGAGCGTAATTAGCAATAACTTCTTTAACTTCATGAAATTTTTTATGATAATCAAAACCACCCATATATCTAAATTCAACATGATTCTGTTCAAGATCAATCAAATGAACACCTAAATATTTTTCAGTATTCATTTTTTTATCAATTTTTTCTTTTTTTGCAATAGATATAACATCTGAATAACTAAGTGTTTCTAATTTATCAAAATGTCCTTTTTTAATTGATTCTGCCCAGTTACTTGATACTCTATTTTGAAAATCTTGAAATATTCTACCTTCTTCTATGAATAATAATAATTTTAATGGGTCAATTTCATTTTTAGTTTTCATAGACATATGAACATGAAATCCACAATCATTATTTACATATCCTACGTCATCAATCCAATCAAATACTTCATCAATAACATCAACTAAATCACCTACTTGATGTTGATTAGTGACTATTTCCACACCACCTGGACCAAGTGAACCATCCTCAGTAATTTCTTGTATTTGATTCATGTTAATAGGAAAATTTAAATTCATAATATCATCTTCTGTTGGTATATCAATATTATCAATATTTTCACTATTATTTTCTAAATCATAAATCAAATCATCTAAATTATAATTATAAAGGACAGTAAATAGATTATTAACATTATCTATTGTTTCTTGGTTTTCTAAAGAATATTCAAATAATTTTTGATTTATATAGTCGCTATTAATTTCTTCTTCATACCATCCTGAATCTTGTAATAAGTTTAGAATCTGTTGTAATGAATGTAATGTATATGTTGATGCTGAATTGTTTATAAAATCATCATATGCTATATCTTGTAATACATTATCATTATAATCATCTAATTCTTCTTGAAGATTTTCAAATTTATCTTTTAATTTATAAAGTAATTTTTTATTGTCTTCAATTTGTTTAGTAATTTTTGTGTCTTTATCAACACCAATTTGATCAATTTCTAAATCTGTAATTTCATCATCAAGTGTATCTATTTTTTCTTCTAAATCTATAATTTCATCAGTAATTTTCTGTTCTTTATCATTAATATTAGATATTTCATCAATATAATCTTCTAAAGCAGAATCAACTTGACTAATTTCATTTTCAAGTTGATTTCTTATTTTTTTAAATTCTGGTGTTTCAATATCAATATCAATATTAAATATATTTTGATTTAAATAAAATTCAAATTCACAACCAGCAATAATATTTTTATTTTTTAAAGATGATTCAAATTCTTTTTTGTTAGTTTTTTCTATTAAATATTGTTTAAATCTCATTATTTCTCCTAATCTTCATAATCATTTAATATATCATCCATTATTGATAAATATTTATCATAAAGATTTTCTGGGTTTTGTTCTTTAAATATTAATGTAGTAGGTATATGAACAGAACCTATTATGTCTGCATTAGTTTTTATATTAACTTCTGGTCCATATTGTCCATAAGTAACAATTATATTACTATTGTTTTTATATTTAGTTTCAAAATCTTCAAATGGTATAATTGTTCCATTTTCATCAGGAATATTCCCATCATAAAAAATATATGTTATCATGTTCATTAATTTATTTTCATTTAATATTTTTTTACCAAAATATTTATTTTCATTAATTTTCACTTTATGTTTATTTTTTAAATAATTTATATACTTTTTACTTGTCATTTTTACTTTATGTGCTTTAACAATTTTTATTTGTGATCTTGGATCAAAAATAACCCATTCAGGTGATAATATTCTATCTCTTGAATCACCAGCTACTTTATGATTTATTTCTTTTTGTCCTATATAACATTCAGTTTCTAAAATATATCCTATAGTTCCACGACGTCTACTAAAACCAGTATCACCAATATATTGTGCAGCCTTTTCAATAATATTAGATATATAAATACCATCACCTAACATTCTACCAACTATAGATTTGTCACCTGCAGGTATAATTTTAAATCCAAATCTTAATATCATAGATGCACCAATACTACCTGTACCATGAAATCCAGGTATTACTGTTGGTTCTGGATTATCTATCATCCATTGTTTAAGATCATCATTGGGCATATCAACATTAAATGATTCAAGAAATTCTATAGCACTATTACCATGATTACCATTATAATACTTTAAATATTCTGCAGATTTAATTTCTAATTCTTCTTCTGTTTCTTCAATTTTATCAATATGTAAAGGTTTACTTATCTCCATTTTATGAATATTGTTTTTAATTCTGTTTAAATATGGTTTAAGTTTTTCATTTTTCTTTTTTCTCAATTCAGTTGGAAGTTTGATTGATACATTATTAAATTTTAATACTTGATTAATTCTTTCTTGTGTCATCTTTTCTATTGGTTGTATTAATGATTTATTATCATCATATATATCTTTAACAAAAGCACTATATAAAATATTTTTTCTTATACCATTAATAACAGTAGTAAGTTTTTTGTCTTTAAAGACTGTATTTATATATTCATCAAAATCTTCATTTGTTACTTTTATATCATCTAATTTATCAATAATAATATTTAAAAAATTCCAATCATTTAATAAAGATGGTATTGTTACATTTGATATTTGGAGATTATTATTCATTAAAGTTTTTATAGAATTTATATCAGTTAATTTGCTTAATAAAGTTATTAATGTTGTATTTTTAAATATATGATTAGATATATGATTAGATATAAAATCAGTTAAATTTTGTTCGTTATCAAATATTTTGATTAAAAAATCAAATAGTTTATTTTTTTCTTTTTCGTTTAAAGAATAATATCTAAGACAGGTATTAATTAAATTAATAGTTTTCAATCGATCTTTAAAATTTTTCAAAAGAAAGGTTTGATATTCATCATTAAGTAATTGTTTTCCATCAATTAAACCATCTGACATGTTGGGATTTTCATTTATTTTCTTAATAAGAAAGTCTTTACATTGTTGCCATCTATCTTTTGGTTCTTTAGTTGTGTTTCCAAATATCATATCAGCAAATTCTCTGGTAAATGTTATAGTATTGGATTTTGTTAATAAATCTTTCATGTCATTAACAGTAAATACTATCCATTGTTTTTTTTGATATATTTCCTTATATAAATCTATTCTATTAGATAATAAAATAAATTTATCAATGTTTTTTTCTATAAAAAAAACAGATATGTTTTTTAAAAAAAACATTGACATATATCCAATAACATGATCTAATAGATCAAAATAATTATTATCATTTAAATAATTTTCCCAGGAAGATGGTATTAAATATGTTTGAATAAATTTTTCAAATTGTTTAATATAATTAAGAAAGTGTTTAGCTAATACAGGTCTACATTTTTCTTCAATATTATCTAACGATGATACGAAATTTATACATTGATCTTTATTACCAAAAACAAAAGGTCTTTTTCTTTCATTAATAAATTTACATAATACATTAATATATCTTACTGAATATTTTGAATATCTCTCTGTTATAATAGTTATTTTATCATATTTTGGATCTTCGAAATCTTTTTTAAATGATTCTAATTTATTTTTACTTTTTAACCATTTTTCTATTTCAAAACTTGACATTTTATTAAAATCTATTATTCTTGAAGATGTCTTATTATATATCCAGTTTAAAAATGATATATATAACATCTCATCTTTATTAATATTATTATCAATAAATTTAACCATATATAACATATCAGCATTATAAACAATTGATTTAAACATATTTTTATAAGAATCAGATGTTATATTATACCAATTTTTTATAAGGTCATAAAGTATTTTATTTTTAAGCATTATTTTTAAATCAGCATGATTAAGTTTTAAAAATAATTCATCATTAACAATTAATATATTTTTTATCATTTTCCAGATATTTGGATATTGTGATAATATTTGTAAATTATAAACAGAAAAATCATTAAATGACTGTTTCATATCAAGAATATCATTATTATCCCAATTATTAATAATAGTAAGTCTTTCTTTAATATTAATTTCTGACATTTTAATATTTTTTTGATATTTTTTTTTAATCAGATATTTGTAAGGAAAAATTTCATAAAATCTATCAAAATTTAAATATTGATTAAAAAAAGTATCAGATATTGGTGAAAATAATTTATTATTATCATAATAATAACTTAAATTTTTGTTATTAATAGGAAAATTATTTTTATGCATATCTTCTATATCTTTTTCGTTAATAATTGACATTATTTCTTTTGCACTAGTATCAAATTTCTTTAATTGTGTTTTCATATTTTTAACATTAGGACGTTTTTTATACATATAGTCAATATTAACAAATTTTAATAAAAAAAGTTTAACTAATTCTTTATTATTTTTAACAAATGGAAATTCTTTATCATTTGGTGTGTTGTCTTTAAAATTTTGATACCATTCATCATCATATACAATGTCAATGTCAGTATCGGTATTAGTATCGGTATTGGTATCATTGATTTTAATTGGTGTATTAATTATTTTAGGTGTAGTGAAATCAGTTGTTGATATATTATTTTTTTTGATTATTCTACACATTAATTTGTATTCTTCACAAATTTTTTGTTGTTTGGCAAAGTTATATAATGGATCAATCATATCTTGTAATGATGTTACTGATTTTTTATAATCAGTTATAAAAGGTTTTAATTTGGCAGATGGTTTAACTTTACTAATAGGTATTTTCTTTAAAAGCTTTCTGAATAATAATTGATCTATTTTGATATCTGATAATTTTTTAATTCTTGCAAGTAATTTAGTTAATTCTTGTGCAACAGATGGTTTAATTAATTTTTTATATTCAAGTATTTTAATAATTAATATAATATCATTTGAATTATCATTAACATTTGATAGTTGAACTTTTTGTTGAAAATATGCGTGAAGTCTGGCATTATTTTTATTTAAATCATATAAAGCAATAAATCCAATTATGTTAATCCAAAATGCATTACCTAATTTTGTAGGTGATTTTTCAAAATCTTGTTTTTCTTTATTATTTTGGTAAAATGTATTTTCTTTTATCATTTTTGTCCTTGTGAAACAATTATTTTTATGTTTAATTTTTTTTAGTGTTTTGCCTGGTGCCAAAGTAAATGACTTGTAATAAAATCAATTAGTTACATTTTTCATTATTTTGTGAAACAATCAATCTTTGAAGATATTTTTCTTGTATTTTTTTACTATTTGGTTTAAGCCATACTACAGGATCATTAAGATCAGTAATAGATTGTTCATTTAATTTTCTCCATATAAGAATATTACCATTCATAGAGCTAAACCTACCTTCTATTATAATGATACCTACATGAACTAAATCATGACATTCAGAACAAATATAAGCAAGATTAAATGGTTTATTTGAACCACCTTTTGATTTACTATGAATATGATGCTCTTTAATAAAATCTGTTTGTTCTTTACATATTTCACATATATCTGACATATTAAATTCCTTTCATTAATGACTTTATTATATTTATACTTGATAATAGAAAATTATTGTTATATTATTGATTGAAATTTGTAATAAAAAGTTATATAATAAAACAAATTAATAATGAATATATAAAAATTAACAGAAAAATATAGGAGATATAGTTATTATTCCATATATAGGTGGTAAATATAGACAAGCAAAATGGATCAATGAGTTTATTCCAAAAAATATTGATACATATTGCGAAATTTTTGGTGGTGCCTTTTGGACATATCTTAAAAATGATATACATTGCAATAAGGCAATATACAATGATGTAAACCCATTTATGGCAAATCTTTTTGCTTGTTGTTGTGAAGAAGATTTTACATTAATAGCAGATAAACAAACTCCACAAATGGTAAACATATTTAACGATTATAAAAATGATGTATTAAAAATCTTTGATGATATTAATTTATTAACAATACCAGATTATGATATAGGTGTGAAGTATGCATACCTTGTAACACAAATATTTTCAGGTATAATGAATTCCAAAGCAAAAATGGTGGATTTAAAAGGTAAATATAAAAGTAAATATCTTGCTTTTAATAAAAGATTACATGATACAAGAATAAGAAAAAAATTAGATAAGGTATCAGTATATAATCTATCATATGAGAAATTGATTGAAAAAACTGATAGTGAAAATATTTTTTATTATATTGATCCACCATATTATGGCACAGAAAATCTTTATGGGTTTCATGACTTTAATATAACACATCATAAACATTTAGCTGGTTTATTAAAAAATAGTAAATCTAAATGGATATTATCATATTATGATTTTCCTGAATTATCAAAATGGTTTCCAAAAAATAACTATCATTGGGAATCTAAGAATTTTAAAAAGGCTAGTGCTGCCCAAAAGGGTAAAAAACAAACTAATGGTGAAGAAATATTAATAATGAATTATTAATTAAATTTTAATTTGACTTTTTAATCTTATAGTATTTGTAAACAATTAAGGAGATTTTTATGAAGGCATCAAAAACAGAAAAAAGAAATATTTTACTGAATACAATTATGAATGTAATTTCAGATAAGGATATATATGATGAAATTGGTTTTAAAAAATCAGAAGATAAAATTAAACAACATATGTATCAACCACTTAAAGCAAAAATAAATGAACACTTTATTAATCAAGGAGTATCTGTTAAAACAGCCAAAAACAAAACACTTAAAAGTTTAAAATGGGAAAGTCATAATAAACAAACAATGCATAATATGGTTCTTTTTGGAACACAACATCGACCTGATATGGAAGTATGTCTTGATGGTATAAAAATTGCTATTGAAGTTAAAAAAGGTGATAAAGGTAGTGATGTAAGAGCTGGTTTTGGTCAATGTCTCGTTTATAGCACAGCCTATGATTTTATTATATATCTGTTTGTTGATACATCTAAAGATAAAAGAATTAAAAATAGTATAGAAAGTAAAAAAGAAAAATTTGTAATTGATAGTCTTTGGGAAAATCATAACTCATTAATAAAGGTAGTTTAAAATGAATAATAAAATATTAAATGAATTAAATGAAAAAGAAGAGATACCAAATGATTTGTTTAGTAAAATTAATACATTAGGAACAATTACTGGATCTGTTGTTTTTGGTGGTTTCAATAAAAAAAAATCAGATATTGATATAGTATTATTATATGACAATTTATTATGTAATGATATTAAACCATATACTGTAAATTTCTTATTATATAATGATAATTATAATATAATTAATAATGAATTTACATCAGTTTATATTAAAAAAAATGGTATGATATTTAATTTGATTTTAATAAAAACAGAAAATAATTTAAATGCTTGGCTTGATGCACATAATTTAGTAGTATCGTTAATAAAGAATAATTCAGAATTTAAAAATTTGATGACAATAAAAAAAAATAGAGTTATAATTTATTAAAGATATATCTAATGAATAATAAAAAAGGTAAATAGATACTAAATAAAATTATGATGACAACATTATATATAATACAAATATGTAAAGAAATAGTATGCATGATTTAAAGCATGGTAGTCATAATGGAAATTATACTATTTGTGGAAAAGAATTAAATGATGGTATGTGGTCTATTACTAATAATTCATTTAATGGTATTATTAATGTTTGTCAGTATTAAAGAAAAATAAAACTCATTTAATATCATGTATATCAAAAAAAGTTGTGTTGATTTACGATTGTCATGTTCTGAATGTAAATTTTTTAAGGAACCTTGAAATGTTTAAAATATGCAATAAATGCCAAAAACAATGGAAAACAAGAAATGATTTTCTTTATGATATATCTTTAACTATAGTAGGTTATGATTCAAATTTTGATAATATAAATTTAGGATTTTTTCTTTTTAAACATCAATGTGATCAAGTGTTAAGTATTGGTGTTAATGAATTTAGAGATTTATATAATGGTAAAATTTTTAATGAAATAAAAATAAATAAAACTGAATGTCCAGGATATTGTTTAAATATTGATTCATTGGATAGTTGTAATGTTAAATGTGCATATGTTTATGAACGAAATATTATTCAAATTATTAAAAATATTAAAACTTGACAGTATAAATATATCTATATATAATATAGTATAAATTAAGGGAGAAAAATATGACAAGATTTAATAATTATTTAAACGAAGCACTGATAACATTTAATAATAAAAGACCCAAATATAATACTGCTTTGATTATGGCTGGTGGTGCTGGTTCTGGGAAAGGTTTTATACAATCAAATCTTATAGGTATTGAGGGTAAAATATTTGATGTTGATAATATTAAAAAAATGGTATTAAAATCAGCCATTATCAGAAGAAACCTTGAAAAAAAATTTGGTGATAATTTAAATGATCTGGATATGAAAAATGAAAAACATGTATCATTACTTCATACAGTAATTAAAAAGTCAGGTTTAAATACTGCACAACAAGAACTTTTAAAAAAAACAATTAATCCAAATAATGATCATAAACCAAATATCATTTTTGATGTAACATTAAAAAATATGCACAAATTTCAAAAAACAGTTTTTTTATGTAATGATATGGGTTATAAACCAAAAGATATTCATATGGTATGGGTATTGAATAAAGTTTCGGTTGCTTTACAACAAAATAAAGAAAGAGATAGATATGTAAATCCTGAAATAGTATTACAAACACATGAAGGTGTTAGAAAGACAATGTTTGAAATACTTGTAAGTGCAAATTATCCTAAAAAATATTTTGATGGTGATATTTGGATTACTTTTAATGAAAGAGACGTTGATACTGAATTTGTTACATCAGATATAACAAGACCTAATAAAATTATTAAAAGTAAAAAAGGGAATGGATCATATCTAAAAAAAGCCACTTCTGTTAAAATTAAAGAAACAGGCAAAAAACCCATATCAATTAAAAGTCTTAAAACCAATCTTCAAAATAAAATTGAAAATTACCCTAATCCAAATAATATCAAAGTTGATGAAGATGAAAAAAATCAAAATTTTTTAATGAATAAAATTTTTGATTATACTAGTACTTTAAATTATACTGATGATTTATTAAATTCAATTAGTGAATATGATAATTAATTCTATGATATTTTAAAGATGTTATTTGATTAACAGAAGACCATTTAATTATATTAAATGGTCTTTTTTTGTTTAAAATTAATCTTGACATTAAATATTTTTTATAATATCTTTATTTTAAAGGAATTATATAATGAAAAAAATTTTATTGATAATATTATTAATTATTATAATGTATGAGTTACCATGTAAACTTGCAGAAAATTTTCAGATGCATAATATAATATGTAATACAGCATTTATGGTAGAAAAAACTACTTTATATAAAAATTACACATCATCATATTATTTAAATAGGGTGTTACATGAGTTTGTAGAAATGAAAAAATTTTATTTTTAAAAAGGTGGAATTATGAAATTAAAAGATATGACAAAAGAACAAATATTATCAGTTATTGAAAAACATAGAGATATTAATGTTGATAATGATGTTTGGTGTAAATATATTTTTGAACAATATATTGATATTCTTAATAGTTTTGGATTTGAAGATGTTAAAATTTTTTTTTCTGGATTTTATTCACAAGGTGATGGTGCTTCTTTCACATCATCTATTAATATAAACAAATTTCTTGATTATTTGATTATTAATAATTATGATAATAGACAATGGAGAGTATTGAAAAAATGGTATGATAAAGAAATTATTGATTTTTCACTGTCAATATATAGAAACAATAATAAGTATTTTCATAAAAAATCTTGTAATACGTCAATTGATGAAATATGGTATTTTGATAATAATAATAAGACCAAAAGTTATTTTGATCCCATTTTTGATGAATTAGAAGAAATAGTTGATGATATCAGAAACATTTTATCTATTGATATCTATGAACAACTTAAAAAAGAATATGAATATTTATCAAGTGATAAAATTGTTGAAAAAACGATACTAATTAATGATTATAATTTTAATAAGAATGGTGATATAATATGAAGAATTTATATGTGGATATGGATGGTGTATTAACTGATTTCAATGGACAATGTAAAATCTATAATATTGATTTAACTAATTTAGATAAAATGAAAAAATGGAGACAAATATCAAAAGTAAATTATGATTTTTGGGAAACAATGACAATGTTATCTGGTGTTATACAATTTTGGATGAAAATTGAAACTTTTAATCCTATTATATTATCAGCACCTATGGATGAAATGGGTGAAGATAAACTTAATGAATGTATATTTGCTAAAAAATCATGGTTAAGTAAATATTTGGGTGATGATGTTGCAACAAATGCTATTATAGATAGTAATAAGGCAAAATATTGTAAAAAAAATGATATTTTAATTGATGATTATTTAAAATATATTAATCCATGGATAAAAGCAGGTGGTATTGGTATACATCATAAAGGAAATCTTAATGATACATATAAAATACTTTGTGAAAAAATGTACTGTTAGATAAAAAAGGAATTATATAATGAAAAAATTTGTTATGGTGATAATTATAAGTATAATTATGTTTGGAACATCTTTTGCTGATTCTATATCTATTAATGGTGAGGGACAACTGGTTAAAGTTAAAAAAAATCATCCAGTATCAACTGATATGTTAGCACTTACTTTATTTTATCATTGTTTATTGAAGGATGATAACGAATGTTTATTAAATTTATATGATAAATTTGTTTTTATGAAAGATTATAATATGGTTATTGAAATTATAGAAATAAATTTGTTAACGCAAATAGTAAAAGCAAAAGTTTATGATACTGATATAATTATCTATACTCTTATACCATCATGTTTATAATAAAACTTGACATCATGTTAAATCCAGTATATACTCTTTACATAATCAATCATAAAGGAGACAAAAAATGACAAAAGATGAAAAAATCGAACAGATTGAA